ATATCTACAGTTTGATGGCAATGCCTATATTGTGTTTGAAGAGGGCGACAAACTCCAAATCACAACCCAATCGGGTAGCACATTTAGCTTTATTGCAACATTTGAGGTTCAGGGAGCACAACGAACATGACCTACTTAGAACTTGTAAATGACGTTCTCACCCGTTTGCGTGAGACTAATGTTTCTACAGTCTCAGAAACCTCCTATTCAGCATTGATTGGCAAGTTTGTCAATGATGCTAAACGTCAGATTGAAGATTCCTATAACTGGAATGTTTTATCTCAAACAATCACAGTTACTACTGTTAGTGCCACAAGTTCCTACTCATTAACAGGTGCGGGTCAGAAGTTTCGTATCAATGATGCTATTAACACTACCAGTGTTATAACTTTAGATAACACCACTACTGCGGATATGAACCGCAAGTTAAACTTTGGCACACCTTCACAGTCTATTCCTTCAGAGTTCTGCTTTAGTGGTGTAGATGGTAGTGGAGACACAAAGATTGATCTGTTTCCCGTTCCTGATGGTGTTTACACGCTGAAGTTTGATTTGACTATCCCACAGGCTAATCTGTCTGCTGATGGCACTTCAGTCAAAGTATTGGACTATTTGGTGACTCAAAGTGCCTATGCCCGTGGTTTGATTGAGCGTGGTGAGGACGGAGGTACTGCTTCTAATGAGGCTTATGCTTTGTTCCGTGGAATGCTATCTGACGCTATTGCATTGGAAAGCACTCGTTACCCTGAAGATAACTTTGTGGCGGTCTAATGGCAGCTCCTCTACAAAGTCAAAGCATTAGCGCACCAGGCTTTTATGGCCTGAACACGCAAGACTCGCCCCTAGATTTATCTTCTGGCTTTGCTTTAACTGCTTCTAATTGCGTGATTGACCAGTTTGGTCGTATTGGCACACGAAAAGGCTTTACACTTGTTAACGCTTCATCAGGTACTTTGGGTGCTAACAATGTGGGTGTTATCCATGAGTTAGTCCAAACTGATGGCACTTTGACTGTTCTGTTTGCGGGAAATAACAAGCTATTTAAACTTGGAACTGCTAATGCTGTGACTGAGTTGACCTATGGTGGTGGGGGTACAGCCCCAACTATTACAGCAAGTAATTGGCAATGTGCATCTTTGAATGGCATAGCTTACTTTTTCCAAACTGGTCACGATCCACTCATCTTTGATCCCGCTGTCAGTACTACGACATTTAGACGGGTATCTGAAAAGTCAGGCTATGTTGGGACTGTTCCGCAAGCAAACATTGCTATCTCAGCGTTTGGTCGCTTGTGGGTGGCTAATACATCTACAGATAAAGTCACTATCAGCTTCTCTGACCTGATTGCAGGTCATGTATGGGGTGGTGGTACTTCAGGAACATTGGATGTTTCTAGAGTTTGGCCTAATGGTGCGGATGAAGTGATGGGTCTAGCGGCTCACAATGATTTCTTTTTCATCTTTGGCAAGAGACAGATTCTTGTTTACAGAGGTGCTTCTACTCCCGCATCTCTTGTTTTAAGCGACACAGTAGGCTCTATTGGATGTATTGCTAGGGACACTATTCAGTCAATCGGCACTGATGTGATCTTCTTGTCTGACTCAGGTGTTCGTTCTTTGATGAGGACAATCCAAGAGAAGTCTGCACCCCTAAGAGACTTGTCCAAGAATGTTCGTTCTGACCTAGTGTCTTCTTTGGCAATAGAGACTTTGGCTAATCTGAAGTCTGTTTACTCAGAGAAGAATGCCTTTTACTTGTTGACCCTACCTGTCACATCACAGGTCTTTTGTTTCGACACAAAGATGCAATTGCAAGATGGTGCTTTTAGAGTAACCAAATGGGACTCAATTACACCTACTGCTTTGTATTCACTGAGAAATGGTGATCTGTATATTGGTAAGAGTGGCTTTATTGGCAAGTATGGAAGTTTCTTAGATAACACTTCTACTTACCGATTAAGCTACTTTACGAACCATGCAGACCTTGGTAATGAGAATCAGATTTCTATTTTAAAGAGAATCAAGACAATCATCATTGGTGGGTCTAACCAGTTTGTGACGATCAAGTGGGGCTTTGACTTTGCTGCCAACTATTTGTCAGGCAATGCTTTTATCCCTGAACAACAGAACTATGAGTACGGCCTAGCTGAGTACGGCACAGCAGAATACTCAGGTGGACTCTTGATTAAGACACTAGATGTAAACGCTTCTGGTGCGGGTAAAATTGTTCAAACAGGTTACGAAACCACTATCAACGGCACTCAACTGTCAATTCAGAAGATTGAAATTCAATCTAAGAACGGGAAAATATCATGAGTAACTACACAAAAAGTACCAACTTCGCGACTAAAGATAACCTCACGCCTGGCGATCCACTCAAGGTCGTGCGAGGTACTGAGATTGACACTGAGTACAACAACATTGCTACTGCCATTGCGACTAAGACAGACAATGCGTCTGCTGCTATCACGGGCGGTGCAATTGATGCTACAACTGTTGGTGCAACCACTCCCGCAACAGGTTCGTTCACAACCCTAGCGGCATCTGGCACAACAACTCTAGCGGGTGCGTTGGTTGGTGCGGTTACTCAAGCGGCATTTAACACTACAACCACTACCTTAAATCTGGGTGGTGCGGCTACTGCTGTGAACCTTGGTGCGGCTACTGGTACTGCCACAGTCAATAACACTACCTTGGCGGCTAAAGCAATTACTGCAAGCACCACTTTGGCGGTGACAGGTACATCAACATTGACAGGTGCTGTAACGGCTACAGCGGGTGTTTCTGGCCCAATCACATCTTCTAGTGTGTCAATCACGGGTGGCTCTATTACAGGCATCACAGACTTAGCGGTTGCTGATGGCGGTACGGGTGCTTCTACAGCGGCTACTGCTCTGAACAACCTATTGCCTAGCCAAACAAGTAACGCAAACAAGTACCTCCAGACTGATGGAACTAATGCTACTTGGGATGCTGTAAGCCTTTCTACTGCTGACATCACTGGAACTTTAGGTGCTGCTAATGGCGGTACAGGCGTATCAAACAATGCGGCAATGACTGTGACGGGTTCTGGAAACTTTGCTTACACAAGAACTTTGACAGGCACAACAAACGTCACATTTCCCACAACGGGAACTTTAGCAACTTTGGCTGGCACAGAGACTCTTACAAACAAGACACTAACAAGCCCAACATTAACAACGCCAACATTGGGTGTAGCTACAGGAACATCATTCCAAGGCATTATTGGTAATGTGACCCCTGCGGCTGGCTCATTCACAACCCTTGGTGCATCTTCTACAGCTACGCTGAACACACTTGCTTCTAGCGGTGCTACTCTGACAGGTGGAACAATCAATGGCATGACTGTGGGTGCGACTACAGCGACTACTGGTGCATTTACTACGTTAAGTGCAAGTGGTGCAACTACTCTTTCAGCACAACTTATAGCATCTACTGGTGATACGTCATACCCAATAATAAGCAGAGACACTAGCGCATTCAGTGTAGGTGTTTCTGGCCCAAAGTTAGGTTTTTTTGGATTAGATTCAACATCAACAAACACTGCACTTGGCGCAATTAGCACACTTGCACAAGCAAGTCAAAATGCAACATTGCGTGTACAAGTTTTAGACAGTGGCTCTTTAGCAACTATCGGCACATTCACCACAACAGGGTTGGGTATTGGAGTTACTCCGAGTGCTTGGGGAAGTGGAGAAAGAGCAATTCAACTTGCTGGCACTACTTTTGGTAATGGTGTTTTTTCAAGCAGTAACAATACTGCTGTTATTGTTGGTGCAAACGCTTATTACAGTAGCACAGGGTACAAGCGGATTGTTGCTGCCGCTAGTTCAATAATTCAATTTGCTGTTGGAGAGACTAGGTTCTTAACTGCGGCTTCTTCAACTGCTGATTCTGCTATCACCTTTACTCAGGCGATGACTCTGGATGCGTCTGGGCGGCTTGGAATTGGCGAGACAAGCCCTACGGCTACTCTTGATGTTAAAGGCCTAAACGGCATTGGAAGATTTAACTCATCTGATGCCAATGGTGCTTATGTTTCTTTTGCTAACAATGGAACTGCAAAAGGATATATTGGCTCTGCGATTCAAATAGTTACAAGCGGTTCAGCAAACGATTTTGCTATTCAAGCAGTAAATAATTTTGTTTTTGCTACTGGTGGCGCAGCAGAACGGATGCGTATTACAAGCGCAGGTGATGTAGGTATTGGTACAAGTTCGCCCAGTTATAAGCTTGATGTTCAATCAGCAACAGGCACAATGGGCGTTACATCTACAACAGGAACTAATATTTCCTATGTATTTGCTTCAAATACAGGCGACAGTTTTCTTCTTGGTAAAGATAGTAGTACTGGTGCTTTAACTGGAACTGCATATTCTAATTTTTTATATAACGGTTCTGCGTACCCAACATTATTTTTTACCAACGGCTCAGAAAAAGTTCGCATTACAAGCGCAGGCAATGTAGGTATTGGCACAAGTTCGCCAGCAAGCAAGCTAGATGTTTCTGGTCAAGTAACTGCTACAGGTGGAATATTTAAAGCTAATGGTGCGCCATCTTTAAGTGCGGCTACGGCTGGTGAGGCAATACTTGCACCTGAAAGCAGTCTTGGCGCACTTCTGTACGGCAGAGGCACAACCTACGATGTGGTAATTGGAGGGCGTGGTACAAATGTGGCTTTAGCCGTTACTGCCAATACTATTAACCTTGTTGCCCCTGGCAATCTTGCAGTAACAGGCTCAGTTTCTAAAGGTTCTGGTTCATTTTGTATTGAGCATCCATTGCCACAACTTGCTGAAACACATCAGCTTGTTCATTCATTTATTGAAGGCCCACAGGCTGACTTGATTTATCGTGGAAAAGTTAATCTTGTTGGCGGTACAGCATCAGTAAACATTGATACAGCATCAACAATGACAGAAGGCACTTTTGTGGCTCTTTGCCGTGATGTGCAATGCTTTACAACCAACGAGTCTGATTGGACTGCTGTACGTGGTTCTGTGACGGGAAATATCTTGACTATTGAAGCACAAGACAACACATCAACAGCAAATATTAGTTGGATGGTGATTGGAGAACGTCAAGACAAGCATATGTATGACACAGGATGGACTGACGATAATGGCAAGGTTATTGTTGAGCCATTGAAATCTGAATAACTGAAAGGAAATAACATGACTACTACTTGGACAATCTCAACCCTAGACAGAGAAACCTCAAACGGCTTTGTAAACTGCGCTCACTGGCAAGCCACAGCAGTAGATGGAGACTACACAGCCTCTATTTATTCAACTTGCTCATGGGCTGATGGCACACCAACGATTCCCTATGCAGACCTGACACAAGCCACAGTGCTTGGATGGGTATGGGCTAATGGTGTTGATAAGCAAGCCACAGAAGATGCTCTGGCGGCTCAGATTGCTTTGCAAAAGAACCCTGTTACTGCTACTGGCACACCTTGGGGTCAAGCATGAAATTAGAGTTAGACGCAAACGAAGTGCAATTTATCTTGAATGTGCTTGGTGAGATGCCAGCAAAATCAGGCGTGTGGCCTCTGATTCTTAAAATAAAAGAACAGGCTGAAGCGCAAGTTCCTAAAGAAGCGGAGTAAACATCATGGCGTTCACAAGTCAACAAATCGTAGATTATTTGCTTGCAAATCC